CAAAGTTTGGTAAATTATTTGGATCGAAATATCTTTCCATACCAGTTTCGTAATTATTTGTGAACCAAATATTATATCTTTCCTCGTCAGTTAACTCTCTTCCAATTTGTTCTTTAGCTTGCTCAATATGATTCAAGTAAAGATGTGTGTCACCTAAATTACCAATCAATTCATCAGGAACCATGTTAACCGCTTTAGCGATGATTTCTAATAGTAAACCATAAGAAGCAATATTAAATGGTAAACCTAAGAATGTATCTACAGAACGCTGATTCCACATTAAAGAGATTGCTCTGGTTGGGATATTTTCTTCATTCATCCATTTCGTGGTCATTTCTTTCGGATGCTGGTCATAGTCACCATTATCTAATCTTGAATACTTCAATGGGTCTTCATTTGTTCTACTTTTCAATATTACATATCTCTCTTCAAAACTCAACTCTCTTGTATAAACTTGAAATCCATAATGACAAGGTGGAAGCACTTGTTTTGGTAAATCTGATGGATTCCACGCAGTAACCATTAATCGTCTTGAATCAGGATTTGTTTTAAGGTCATTGATCAGGTTTTGGATTTGGTCTATACCTGTTGTTGTAATATCGTAAACACCATCCCCAGTTTCATTTGGTATTTGTTTGAAATCCTTACCCCAACTTCTCCATTGTGATCCATAAATTTTTCCCAATTCTCCAAACTTTTTAGCAAACTCATCATCTGTTTTTATTTTGTTGATAAATTCTTCTTGAGTAAGTGGTCTACCACTTTCGTGTAAATCATTTTTATTTGCTTTCATTTTCTATATTTTTATATTTCCATTTATACCCTAAAGTAGATTTACACCTACCCTTACAACAATTTGTTATATTCCCACCATTATTGTGGCCTAATGATTTAGCTGCCGACATGGCACTATCAAATTCTCGTATAAAATTATCATCTAAATCAAATTGTAACACAGGTTTCTTATTCTTTTCGTGTACTTTGTTTAGGAATTTAGAATAGTCAGTTTTCCTATTTTTGATGGATTCTCTCCCAATCTGTATTTTCTTTTGTTTTTTTATCTCTTTCTTCAAAATCCACTTTACTAATTCTATCTCTTAAAATTTTTTTTCTCTCTTCTTCTGTCACTTCATTTAACCAAATATTCAAATGTTTACTTCTATTTGGGTTGTGGAAAGATGGATTTGAAAAATCAATAAACTTACTAGTATCTCCACCATCACCAGCCTCTTCTCTTAGATTGGCCCATTCCTTTGATTCAACAATATTATATAAATTACTTAATTCTATACCTTTTTTAATTAACTCATCAACATTATTTGTTTCAAATACAATTTCTGTTTCAATATCATCAATGGTGAAATTATGTTTTTTAATGTGTCGTTTCCAAATCTTACCACTACCTAAATAGGTATTTGGATTTTTTGTCGTTTTACCAAGATATCTCAATCCTAACGGACTTGTCTTAATATACAAATAGTATTTTGTTTCCATATTCTCTTTTTATATAAATATGGTGATGGATATAAAAATTATATGTTTTCCTCATCTTTTTTTAATTTTTCACATTCTTTGAGATACGCTTGGTAAGCGTCCCCGTCCCAAATATGACAACCATTATCAACAAGGAACTTGATGTTAGTATCACCACGAAGGAACCATAATAACTCGGTCACCATAGTTTTCCAAGCCATCTTCTTGGTTGTAAGAAGTGGAAATCCTGTTTTCATATCGTGACGGATCTGTCTACCGAATACTGAAATGGTTCCAGTGCCAGTACGATCACTTTTAGTACTCCCATTATCCAAAATGTCTTGAAGTAATGCTTGGTATTGTTTGTCTAAGGTGTTCATTTTTTACTCCGCTGATTTAAAATATTTCTCAATTGCCTCTAATTTATCATCCGCATCAACCAAAAGTTCCAACGCCTCTGTAGCATCTTTTAGGAAATCATTTGCGGTGTGGTCACCAATACCAACAGCTTGGTTTTCTAATAAATCTAAAGCCATTAACGCTTTCTCTCTGTCGGCCAAAGCTTGTGCTTTTAAAGCCATCATTACTCTTGTTTTTCTCATTTGTTTTTATTTAAATTTATTTATAATTCCCAGATACTTTTTCTTTTTCGTTTATACTTCTCATAAATGAGGTCTAGTACAAACAAAACTTTATACCATGCTCGTCTCATCCCCACTTTCTTTTTCAGAATTATCGAAAAATATTGCACCAGATTCAGAATAAACCTCCGCTAATAATTCCCCAACTTTATTTAGTTTTTTCGCTATACTTTTATTAGCTTTAGCCCCTGGATTTTGGATTAAAAATTCATCAACATTACTTAATATTATTGATGCTCTATCCATCAATTCAAAATAATGCATATTATCTACCTTAAAATCGCTCATTACTTACAATAATATTAAATTTATTTTAATTAATAAAGGTTTTTAGACGTTTCACGATCAATATCACGCTCTTTTATTGTATTTCTTTTGTCATAGTTCTTCTTACCTCTGGCCAAAGCAATCTCAATCTTATACATACCTCTTTCGTTCTTAAATATTTTATAGGGTACTATTGTCAAACCTTTAACCAATTCACGTCTTAATTTAATAAGTTCACGTTTTTTAAGTAATAACTTTCTATGTCTAATCGGTTCGTGTGAGTAAGCTGTGTTATTACCAGGTATATTAGAGCCAACCAAAAACAATTCATCTGAAATGAAAACACAGAATGAATCAACCAACGAAATTTTACCGTCATTGATAGCTTTAACTTCAGACCCCATTAACTGTATACCAGCAACCTCTGTCCTGAGAAACTCGTAATCAAACCTCGCTTTTTTATTTACTACCATCTTTTATGTATTTCATGTCAATATAACCCATTAATTCATTGGTAAAATTTAGATCAAATGTCATTGTATCGACAAAAGTTTCATCATCATCAATTTGATACCAGGTTTTAAATTCTCTTTCAGCGTCTTTAGATCTCGTAATCTCAACTTTTTGTTCAGAAACAACCCCACCACATAATGAGCACGTTTGTTTTACCAAAGTTATGTCACCCATAATACTAGGTACTATTATCTTATGTTCCTTACCTGTGGCCGAATCACCGTTCTCATCAGTATGATCACATAGCTTGGGGAAATCCTTTATTTTGATTTCCGTATCAAGCAACATATTCTTATGAACCTGGGTGATCGCCTCAATTTTCTTTTCAAGCTCCTCCTTTATTTTTTTAATATCGTCTGCGATCTTATTTTTTTTAAGATGAAGCTCAGCTAATTCATTTTTTCTCTCTAAAAAAGGGTTCATGTGACAAAAATAAGAAAAAGTATTAATAAAACCAAATAAAAAACCCACCTTTTTAGGGGTGGGTTTAATAGCTCGATGATACGCAAACTATTTTTTTATAAAAACTTCAGTTTGTAGATGGTTGAGTTAATTAATTCAACAAATGTGTCAATTTGATTTTGTAGGTAAGATTCTTTTATAGAAGTTCTGTTTGATTCGATTTTCGTTTCCAACTCCTGGAAATATTTGATTAAACCTTCAGCGGATTCAAAATCAGAAAAACCTTCTGGGCATTTGTAACCCTTCATTATACCATACTTACCTTGGTAACTTTCAACAAAACCATCGATTAATGGTACAATACCTTCGTAGTATAATTGTAACGCCTGATGCATCGCCAAACTATGTTCACCAACAGTTTGCCAATGAAATATATGTGCTTGGGTTCTAGAGTGAAGGATTTCAGCAATCACCTCTTTAAAATCACCACCATTGTTTTCGGTCTCCTTAGGCTCTTCAGTCTTAGTTTCTTCATCCTTAGATTCAACATCATTGTTTTCATCTTCCTCTGGTTTGATTTCCTCTAATTCAGTTGAGGTTAGTTTATTTTCTTCATCCTCTTTAAGGATAATTCTATTTAAGTTAAGTTCAATAAACTCAGATTTTTTCATTTTAAAATTACTCATCACTATTCTTTTTATTATAAATATTTATTTTAATCGTAAAGTGAACGTATTTTACTAATTATTTTTGTTGTACTGTATTCTGAATTAGATAAACTAGTGTCAACACAAATAACCTCACCACCATAGTTCATTACTACATCATAACCAACAACATCTTCTGGTTTGTAGTCAGAACCCTTAACCAGAATGTCTGGTTTTATCGTTTTGATCAAGTTTAACGGGGTTTCATCGTTAAATGGTACGACAGCATCGATGAAGTAATAAGCCGCTAAATTATGGTATCTATGTTCTTCAGGCATTATGGGTCGACTGGGTCCTTTAATTGACTGTACCGACTGATCTGAGTTAACCCCGACAATAAGTACATCACCTAGTTCTTTACTTCGCATCAAGTATTCCATATGACCGAGATGAACTAGATCAAAACAACCGTTTGTGAAAACAATTTTTTTACCAAGATTTTTATTAACTGATACAAAATCAATTAACTTAGACTGTGTTAATATTTTGTCAGATAGTTTTTCCTTAATTAACATAACTCTAATTGGTTTTCATACCAATAGGGTATCTCACGACCTTTCCATACTGCAAACCCTGATTTAGCACCGCAATAGTAATTGCGATAAGACTCGACAATATCAGCAACCTTGTACTCGTCTGGCATTGCCTTAGCTGGTTCAGTGAAGCCGTTGTCAGTGATGTTAGGTTTATTCACAATACACCACTCGATAACATCCTGGGACTTATGGCGTTTACCATATCTGTAGGTATATTCCTGACATAACTCGAGACCTAACTCACACAAATACAGGTAGTTAGTTAGTGACTCTCTAGCCCAAATCGAACAAGGGTGGTTCTTATGTGATAGCTTATATGGTATCTCATATTCACTATCAGTTGTATGGTGTACACCACAAAGCAGCTGTGCTGTTTCAAGTATCATTTTAACTACATGTTTGTCCACATGGTATTGTGCACATTTTCTGACATCTAAGTCTAGGATAAAGATATTCATGGTACGTATAAGATTGTCGGGTTATCACGATGAATGTCGATAGACCATTTAAACTTTGATCTATTAAAGGGTGATGTGATTATATGGCAACCACTTTTAGTTGGTATCTCAGCATAAATCTTAGCACCAGCTTTTATAAGGTCATTAACCCTGTCATCTTTCTCTGGCATCCACTCCTCATCAAAGTCAACAATCCATTTCTTATTCTTATCAGAGTGGTGTTTACCACAGACAGTGTCATAAGTATTCTTGATCGATCTATAATTGCCGTCAGCTATTAAGTTAGCTGTTCTACGTAAACACTCCAACCCAATCTTCTTATCGTCACGAACATTTAAGCGTAGATAAGCCCTGGCGTTATTTATTTCACATTCACGCATAGCAAGTGCGTAGTACTTATAATAATCATCCATAGAGTAAATGTAATAATTAGCAATAACTTTATTATTACCTGTTAGCTCTGGATTATCTTTCCTACGCTTTATTACTTGCAAAAAGTAGAACTTATCCTTGTCTTCGAAGACCATGAATTGTTCTAATAGTTTATGGTTATCTATCATTCTACTGTGTGTTCAATTTGCACACGCACGCAATCCTGCGGTTGTGCTTCGTTCATTAAAAAGTTGTTAACATACCCCATGATATTAGCCGAACCGATTGGGTTTGCTGAATGTACGTATACATGTGGGAACGGGAAATAAAGCGATCGCTTTTTCTCGCTTCTGGATTGTTCTAAGTATTCTGGGTGAGCGTCATAGAAATGATTTATCAACCATTTAGCACAATCCAAGCCAGTTTTTTCGTGGATATTAGAATAGTCTAGCGTATAATTAGGTGATACGTTCTCAAAGTACTCCTTCATCGCTGTGTCACCCAAATCATGATCCAACGAAACGTAACCAATATTATCCAAACCAAGTTCGGTTATTTTAGCTACAAACTCATCATAGCTTCTAACAACAACCCACTCATTGGTTGTTGGGGTTCGGACATCGTCCAAATAGATATTATATTTCTGTGTCATAGCACAAAAATAGTAATAAAATATTAATTGGTGAAATTATTTTTTGGATTTTTTATTGAAGTAGATATATAAACCAAAAAACACTGCCGCAATACCATAAAAAATTGCATCCGTAATCCAATAGGAACCTGTCAAGTCCATCGTCATCTTGAATAGTGCATCGAACCCAAATGGATTGAAAAACATTGCGAACATTAAACATATTGTGGAGATCCTCTTTGATAGGGTCGACCTCCAGGTTCTTACTTTGACTATCATCGTCCATATTGGTGAATTAATCGGTTTATAATCAGCAATAACTATATTGCGTCATGTAAATAAATATACGATTAAACCAAAAAGGATAATATTTTTTCTTTAACACCCGATTGTTTAATACCTTCACTACCACTTGGTGTTAGTACGAAGTTATCCAACCCCCAATCTTTCCATGATTCACCGTTCTTACCCATGTCAAGGTCATCAACAGAAACCCAATGGGTAATCTCAGGGTGGTCATGTAAGTACTGTTTAATTTCAATAACACGGGTCATCTCCAAATCCCATCGTGGTGACCATATCCAATTATTATACCATGTACATTGACCCAAATCTGGTGTCAACGCAATTGGCTTCTTAATGATTCCTTTGGATTCGTAGTACTCACCCATTTCTTCAAGGTTTGCCCATCGCTTCCAATCGGATGATACTACAATCTCGGCACCAGTCTTCTCAATGATTCCATTGAGGACCTTAACAGCCTTTTGATTGAAGTTATCAAATCGATATTCAACTGGCATTTCTCTAGGGGTCATGGATAATTTACGTCCACCCCATTTATCTTGTTTCTTAAAACGATTACCCCACTCTGTGGATAGACAGATTACTCCGTCATGGTCTAAAAATATAACTTTCATTATCTTATTGTCTGCGTTAATCTTTCGTAATTACTTTTGTTTTCAAATTGTCTACCAATTCTATACAAGTGATTTGGGGATAAACCAAACCACGGGTCTGTGTGATGAAACTTCATAAATTGTTCGGGTAACATGTCTGAGTCATCATCTAAGATGGCATAGTCCTCAACCTCAGGGTGTTTATCCAACCAATCTTTAATTTCATCACCTCTTAAAGTTCTCCTGTCACCAGTGATTCCAACATAAGTACCTTCTTTAAATCCTAATTTAACTAGAGCATCTTCCCATTTTTCAGGTGTAGAGACATACCCTTTAACCCCAAAGTGATGTTTCCATGTTGATGAAATACAAATTTTAGTATCTGTTTCATTACACCATTCAGACAACCATTTCCATTTTTGAGGACAAGTCTCCTCAACCAATCTGTTGAATTGCCACTCAAATGTGTAGTGTGAATCAGGTGTTTTATAATCAGCTAAAGAAATTCCCTTTGGTTGAATACCAAATAACTTTCTAAACAATCGTTTTATTGCATACCACCAAGTGATTGGTTTTCTCCATCGTTTTTTATATCTATCCTTATAAAGAACTGTGGAGTTCATAACCCCATCAATATCCAAAAAGATTACTTTCATGCGTATTGTGTTCTCAATAGTTTAACAATATCCATCGCATCATCAATGGCGTTGTGTGTGACATGTGGATCCAAATGTGCACGCCCTTTACAAAGCGATAACCCAGGGATAGCCTCATCGTTCTTCCAGTCAACAAATAAGATTGACGGATCGATTGTTCTACCTCTAGCTTTCAACACCTGTTTCCATCTTGGTAATCTCTCCAGGAACTTGTTGTCAAAGTTAGCGAAATTCTTACCAGCACCGTTGAAATAATATGGTTTCATCTTTGATGTCAATGCTGGATATGTCTTACCGTTAACCACCTCAACTACCCTATTCTGATAAAGAGGGTTAAAAGTATCGGGGCCACCATCCAAAGCTTTGTGGTCATATAAGAAATGGAAGATTCGTTTAGTGACATCTTCTTCATAAAGATATTCACGACCAGTTCTTTCCACTATCTCAGCTTTAGCTTCTGGAGTCTTAGCTATTTTATAACTAAGGATGTCGGAAATGAGTTCTCTGTTCATATTAAGAGCAAAGATCTCACCTTCCAATCTTTCACGGATTATGGCAACCTCAAGTTTAGGTAACTCATCAAACGGTTTTAGGTTATTAGTGTCTTCAACAACTAACCCAATAGATAAAACCTGACTGTTGTCATTGTCTAAACCAGTTGTCTCTATGTCAATGCTTACGTATATCATATGTATTTATTAAAAATTTCTTTTGCTTTTTCTATTTCGGATTCATCTTCATCCCACACGGCACTGATTATAA